AAGGATTTTATCCGAAATTTCCTCGCAGACAAAAAAGATATTAAAATAGTGAAAGAGTATGTTGATGATGGCTATTCAGGCTCTAATTTTGACCGTCCATCGTTCCAAACCATGATGGAAGATATTAAAGGGGGAATTATTGACTGTGTTGTGGTAAAAGATCTTTCTCGTTTTGGTCGTGAGTATATTGATTCAGGTCGGTACATTGAAAGATTATTTCCGGCACTTGGAGTAAGGTTCATTGCAATTAATGATAACTACGACAGTATGACTGGGAAATCACAGGGTGATGAAATTATCATTCCGTTTAAGAATTTGATCAATGATGCTTATTGCAGGGATATCAGCATTAAGATTAGAAGTCATCTTGAAATAAAAAGAAAAAATGGAGAATATATAGGTGCATTTGTTCCATATGGTTATCAGAAGTCGGAAGCTGACAAGCACAAGATTATTATTGACACTTATGCAGCAAATGTTGTCAGCGAGATATTTCGTCTGAAGCTTCATGGAATGAGTCAGGATGCGATAGCACGAAAATTGAATGACGAGGGTATCCTTTCTCCTATGGAGTATAAGCAGAGTATAGGAAGCGGATATCAGACCGGATTTTTACAGAATGAAAAATCGGTGTGGAGTTCTGTTACTGTGAGACGAATCCTTGAAAATGAAATTTATATAGGTAATCTCATTCAGGGGAAAAGGACTACACCAAATCATAAAGTTAAGCAGGAAGTTACAAAGCCGGAAGCTGACTGGATCAGAATCGAGAAGAATCATGAACCGATTATTACGGACAGGGATTTTGAAGTAGTACAGAGACTTCTTGGAATGGATACGAGAATGTCTCCTGATGCAGATGTGGTTTATAATCTTTCTGGGATTGCAGTCTGTGCAGATTGTGGCGCACCTATGACAAGAAAAATCACAACAGCAGGTGGTAAGAAATACGCTTACTATATATGCTCTAATCATAAACTGACGAAGCAGTGTTCACAGCATTCCATATCTGTTCAGATGTTGGAGGATACAGTATTAGAGATGCTGAGGCTTCATATAAGTAATGTGATGGATCTGGAAGAAATACTTGATTTTATCGGTGAAATTCCATTCCAGCAGCTTGATGTTAAAAATCTGGAAACACGCAAGCAGAAGAAAATGGATGAAGTTGAAAAATGTAAGAGACTTAAATCGTCTCTTTATGAAGATATGAAGGATGGGATACTGACGAAAGAGGAGTATCTGGAGCTGCACGAGGCATATCTGAAAAAGGAAAAAGAGGGAGAGGAAAATATCCGTCAGATTGAGAGGGATATTACCCTGATATTGGAAGAAAAAGATGATAAACATCTTTGGATGAATTATTTTACGGAATATAAGGATATCAAAGAACTGACAAGAGATGTTGTAGTTAAGTTAATTTCCGAGATTAGGGTTTCAGAAAACAAGGAAATTGAGATAATCTTTGATTTCGATGATTGTTACCGTCAGCTTTTGAAATCTGTGGGTAAATTTGGATATCAGGTCAGCGTGGATACAAAGGGAAAACTGAATATAAGCAGGAGGGAGGCTGTGTAATATGGCAAGAAAAAGCAGGAAAAACCAGTTCGTACAGGAAATCACAGCCTTACCAGATAATGAGAAGAAGGTTCTTTTTAAGGCTGGACTTTACGCAAGACTTTCCCATGAGAAAGAAGAAAATATTGAACGGGGTACGATTGAGACACAGATGGAACTTATGAAAAATTTCGTTAAGGACCATGATGATATTGTTGTAGCAGAGGAATACTATGATGCTTCATTTTCCGGTACGAATTTTGAAAGACCGGATTTTCAAAGGATGCTGGAGGATGCAAAAGCCGGAAAAATCAACTGTATCATCGTAAAAGATCTTTCGAGACTTGGAAGAAATTATGTTGAGATGGGAAATTACATTGAGAGGGTGTTTCCATTTCTTAATGTGAGATTTATAGCTGTTACGGATGATTTTGATTCTTTCCGTCCGGGTACAGACCTCATGATGCCTTTGAAGAATATTGTAAATGAATTTTATGCAAAGGACATATCAAAGAAAGTATCATCGGCACACAGAAGAAAGTGGGCTACGGATGAATATATGTGTGGATTTGCTCCATATGGTTATATGAAGTCTAAAACGGAAAAGAACAGAATTATTATAGATGAAGTGACGGCAGATAATGTAAAACTGATATTCAGACTGTTTCTGGAAGGAAAAGGATATACTCCTATTGCAAAGTATCTGAACTTGCAGGGAATCATGTCTCCACTAATGTATCTGAAATCATTAGGATATCAGCAGAATGTCAAGACCAATGGTGCATGGACGAAAACTGCCATAAAGTCCATTGTCACCAATCAGGCATACATCGGTTCTGCTGTTCATGGGAAGGTGGTAGTAGAGAAATACAACAATATTCCACTTCACGCAACGGATAAGAGCGAATGGGTTATTGTGGAAAATACCCACGAACCGATTATTGATAAAGATACCTTCCAAAAAGCACAGGAGAGAGTAAGGGAAATATCGGAGACTTATTTTGCAAAAAAATTTGACAAGCATCCGCCCAGTGAAAGAAATCTGTTAAAAGGAAAGGTTGTATGTGGGGATTGTGGCAAGGCTATGAGACTGTCCCCAAGAACCACAAAATCATATGTATATTACTGTAATACTTATTCAGATGGAATTAATCCTGACTGCTCAAGACATACAGTAGATCAGAATGATGTGAACAAAGCGGTGTTTGTCCAGATATCCAATCATATGAGGTGTTGCATTGACGCTTTATCTGTTATCAGAGACTTAAACTCCAGAAGCAACGGTTTGAAAAAATATGATGTTTATGAGAAGGCGATTACCAGGCAGCGAAGGGAATTAGAGAAAGTAAATCGTAAGTTTTCGGAATTGTATGGAGATTATTCAGAGCATTTAATCAATGAAAGTGAGTATCTCTCATTAAAAAATCAGTACCTTACAAAAAGTGAAGCACTGAAAAAAGAAATTGACAATCTTCTTATTTCACAGAACTTGTATTCCAAGCACTACAAAATCAATGAAGATTGGGAGAGTGTCGTCAATAAGTATATGAAATGCAGAAAGCTTAATCAGGAACTTGTTGATGCATTCGTGGATAAGGTGCTTGTTTATGAGGATGGCAGGATAGCTGTTAATCTGATTTATGATGATTGCCTGAATGAACTTTTACAAGTAAAAACAGTGAGAGAAGGTGATTTGTATGAGTAAATTTACCGCTATGTATATTCGGCTTTCTATGGAGGACGAAGATGTTGCTTTAAACCGTAAAGAAGAAAGCAACAGCGTATCCAGTCAGAGAAACTTGCTGGAGTCTTTCATATCAAATCATCCTGAACTGAATAAAGTTGAAGTCAAGGAATATTGTGATGACGGTTTTACAGGTACAAAATTTGAAAGACCGGGATATATGAAGCTCATGGAGGATGTCAGGGCAGAAAAGATTTCCTGTATAGTTGTCAAGGATTTGTCGAGACTGGGTAGAGATTATATTGAGGTAGGAAGCTTGTTAGAGCAGATCCTTCCGCTGTATCAGGTGCGTGTAATAGCTGTAAATGATAATTATGACAGTGATACCTACGAAGGCTCCACAGGAGGAATGAATGTAGCCTTTAAAAATCTTATTTATATGCTCTACAGTCGTGATTTATCAAATAAGGTAAGTTCTGCGATGCACACTAGAATAATGAATAAAGAAAATATCAGTGGTCAGTTAAGGTATGGATATGTAAAAGATCCTGATGATAAGCACAAGATACGGATTGATCCGGAGGCAGCGGAAGTGGTCAAACTGATATTTGAACTGACAGCTCAGGGTATGCGAAAAACAGATGTAGCTAATTATCTCAACAGTAAGGGGATTGATACACCATCGGCATATAAGAAACGAAAAGGAAGTAAGAATTATTTTCATTCGGTTGAAGTCAAAAGTTTGTGGAGTACATCTTCTATTAGGGATATTCTCAATGACGAGGTTTATCTTGGCAAGCTGATTTGGAATAAAACAAAGAAAAGAGTTGGAAATACCAACACATCAAGCTATGTTCCAAAAGATGAATGGATAATAATAGATAACTGCCATGAGCCTATCATTACACAGGAATTGTTTGATAAAGCACAGGAGAATACAAGACAGTATATTCGTGCAAAAAGAGGAAAAAGAAATTATAATCCTTTTTATTACTGTGGAATCTGTGGAAGGGCGTTATCTACAAGTAAAAGAGTGGGCGGCGATATTCTTCTTTGTTATTCGTCCAGAATCGAAGAAGATTCTCCATGCAAGGACAACCGTGTGGAGCTTACGAAAATTGAAGAGGCTGTTATGAAAACAGTCAATATGTATGCGGTTGCATACTTGGACGAAAAGGGTATCAAGAAAGCAGGCAGGTCTAAGACGGTTTCACCGGAAGTAAAGATTGAAACACTTGAAAAGAGTATAAGGAATATGTCAAGCAAAAAAATGGCTCTTTACTCAGATTACAAGGATGAAAAAATCTCAAGGGAGCAGTATGTAGAGCTGTCAAGAAAAATGGTTGATCAGATCGAGGATATGAATCAGAAGATTGAAAAACTGAAATCTGAAATGCAGGTGGAAGATACTGTCTCTAACAAATTCACGCAGCAGCTGGAAAGTGTTATCAATATGGAATCATTTAATCTGGAACTGATACAGAAAGTTATTAAAAAGGTTGTCATTAACGGAGAGGATAATATAGAAATAGTCTGGAATACAGATGATCCCTTTTTTAAGTAAAGTGAATACCAGATGGATGGGAGTGTCAGTTGTATGGCACTCCTTTATTCGTTAGAAAATTCACTATCAATTTTGTGTGATAGCAGGTATAATTGATAGTGGGAAGATAATACGCAAAAAATTAATTTTTTTTTGGTCAAGGGTTGACACGAGCAGGAAGAAATATTCCGAGCAGAGAACAATATGAGAAGATAAAAAATGCACTATTATCAACAGGAAAATTAACAGATTTGCCAGAATATGAAAATGTTATTAGACCATTTCAGGTTAATAAGGAGGTAGAATTTACTGATGTGTGGAATTTTGAAAATGTAAGGCAGTATAAAGGAAAGCATCCGGCAGAAAAACCGCAAGATTTACTAGAACATGCAATATTATCTTCAACATATAAGGATGACATAGTTTTAGATTGTTTTGCAGGCTCAGGAGCAACAGCCTTGGCGGCTAGACACAGTGGGAGAAAATCGGTATCTATTGAAATTGAAGAGAAATGGTATGAATATATATGTGAACGCTTAAGAGAAGAACAGTATGAACAAATATCTATAATATAGAGCAAAGAGAGGAATGTTATATGTCGAGAATACCTAGTTTACCTAAATTGTTAGAAAGAAAAATATATAAATCAGGACAAACAAGAGGCGCTGACGATGATGTAATATATCAAAATAGAGTCAATAGAAACAATACAGTT